CAGGGTCTTCTACAAGGTCTACAGGGTCTACAGGGTCAAAATCTACAGGGCCACCTTTAAGTGGTACTTCAGGGAAGTCATCAGCTAAAGGATCTGTAGGGTCAATTTCTAAATCAGAAGCAGGTTGCTTCTTAAAATAGTCTGTTAGACGGGCAACCCAAGATACTGCATCGGTAACGTCAAAGTCTCCAGTTACATCTGGAGGAGGTGGGCCACTGGGAATAGTCTGATATTCTGTAGGGCCACCGGATAGCCACTTGTCTAACTCTAGCTGTAGACCTTCTTTAACATTAGGGTCTTCTTCAGCACGGATAGCTTCTCTTAACTGAGCAGCAATAATGTCTGTGGATGTAGGCTGTTCTTCTCCTACATCTGTAGGTTGTGCAACAACAGGCTCTGCTGGAGTTCCTTCATCACCACTACTACCTGTGGTTTCTGTAGGTTCTTCTACAGGAGGCTCTACAACTGGCTCTGGTATATCTAATGGAGGATCTTCTGGTGGTTCTATTGGCTCAACAGGAACTACAACTTCTTCTTGTTCTTCTTCTGCTTCTCTAGCTTTTCTAGCTTCTTCCTCTAATCGTTGACGCTCTCTTTCAGCTTCTGCTGCCTGTTCTTGAGCTAACCTTTGAGCTACATCCCCTACGCCATCTTTATCGGAGTCTTGCCATTCAGTAGAATCATCAGGGAACAAGTCAACAAAATCATATACTCCATCACCATCTGTGTCTGTGGTTCGTTGTATCCTATTTTGTTCTTTTTGCTCTGCTATACGTTGCTGTACGTCTGCTTCAGCGGTTCTAGTAGCGTTAACACGTTCTATCTTGTAAGCGTCTTCAGCATCTCTAAGAGCGCCTGCCGCTGCTTTTTTAGCGTTTTCTACTTCTGCTTGTGCTTCAAGTTCCTTTCTACGTGCCGCGTCTACTTCGCGCTCTGCTTCTAGTTTTGCAGCGTCTGCTTTTGCCTTTGCTCTTTTGTAATTAGAACTAAAAGGCCCATAACGGCTACGTATATAATTAGCATAACCTTCAGCACTAGCTACGGAAGCATTTGTTTCTTCTATTACAGTAGCAACATTATCTGCTGCTTCCTGTGCTTCTACTTCTGAAGTAGCTACTTGATTATTTGCGTCAATAACTTCTTGACGATCTTCTGGGTTTGTTAAAGACTCTACAGCAACTTCTCGCGCAGCTTGAACTTCTGCCGCATCTTGTGCTGTTGTATCTTCAGCACCTTGCTCTACAAGACTGTTATAAAATTCTTTGGTTTCTTCAGGATCAGATAAATACCCTACGTCAGTATAAAAATCTGTAAGTAAAGGATTATCAAGTACTAACTCTAAAAACTGTTGTATTTTAGCAGGGTCGTTATCTCTAGTAAGCTGCTGTTGTATTCCTCTATCGGAATCCCAGCCTAGTTCAATTAACTGAGATGCTAAGTCTCTAAGTGCTGCATTTTGTTGTACTACACTTTTATCTTTTAACTTATAAGCCCCTTTTGGGTCATAGTTTTGAAGCCTTGTTAACTCAAAGCGGTTAGGGTCAGTTTGACCTGATATGCTTTTACCTACTGCTCTGCCTACGTTATATAATAAGTAAGCAGCAGTGATTGGGTTTAACCCAAATACAGTAGACTCTCCTGCTGCGGTTGCTCCAGCAGCTTGACTAGCCGCAGTCTCTCCTGCTGCGTTTGCAGCAGTTTGACTAGCCGCTGCTGTTGCCTGTGCTGCCGTAGCCCCTGCGTTTGTTAGCGCATTGTAGGTAGAGTTAAATACTGGTGTGCCACCTGCTCCTATTCCTGTAGCTGCGCCAGCACCAGCGGCTGTACCAAAGTCAATAGTTACTTGTAAAAGACCACTACGTACTAGAATGTCTGCCAAATCTTTGAGTGTAGGCGCTCCTTCATTATTGGAAGGAATGTTTAATTGTGGATTTTCTTCTTCTTGTTCTTCGCTGTCAACAGCTACCCCGCCAAGAAAGTCAGTCGGCACATCAAACTCAGAAGCAAAGGGATCAGTATAGAAAAAACTTTCAGCCATTACTTACTACCCCACTTGGATACAGCTTTCATACCAAAACTAGCCGCTATTGCAGCGCCTAAGAATCCTTTGTAGTAATCCGGCATTGTCTCCAAGACTATAAATCCCTGTTCAACGTAAGGAACCATTGAAGGTATAAATGCACCTATCAATGGCAAACTAAGGATAACGGAAAACCACTCATCCTTCCAAGAAGTCTGAGAAGCACTGGCTTGTTGAGTTTCCCAATCAGCGTCAGCATCTATGCGTCGCATCTTGGAGTCATGGACAGCTTGCTTTTCAGCAGCTTTATTTTTAAGGAAAGTACCTGCAATACTTGTGATAGCACTAAGCCACATATACTCACCTTAAAAAGAAAGCGAGGGGCCACCGAAGCAGCCCCATGCTTAGCGGTTGTTACTTAGGCACAACCAGAGTCAGACCAGCTTCAGGACGAAGTACAGCGGTGCCATACAGCGTATCTGAAGTAAACAGGTTAGCAAGGAACTCTTGCTTGTACTGTGTCTGAGAACGAACACCTTGCTGCTCAGCCATGACCAATGCGTCACGTTGGAACAACAGAGCACCCAGCATGTCAACAGAAGCAGCGGTGTTATCGCCAGCAGCTTCTACGACAGGACAGTTGGTGCTGACAAAAATGTCAATACCGTACAACTGACCAATTTGACCGTTAGTAACCTGACCGTTGTTTACGAAGTCAGAACTAACATAGCGGTCGATGCCCATGATAGTGTTGCGTACTGAAGGAGGTACAACAAAGTTGCGTCCGTCCATAGGTACGTCTTCATCGTCCAGCTTCTGAATGATGGCACGGAAAGCAGAGTCAACAAAGACATCTGAAGCCGTTACGGTATCAGCAGCGTAGGTGGTCAAAGCGTTAGAGCTTGAGTTGTCTACGAAGAAAGTACCGCCATTGTTCAGGTAGGTGGAAGATGTAGTACCCGCGCTACCCAAGCCCGTAGCCAGAGAGTGCAGGTCGGTGTCAACTTGCTTAGCCAGCGCATAGCCAGCATCTTCAGTATAGAACTGACGCAAAGAAGACAGTGCTTGTACATCCGTAATATCCTCAATCAAACGTGAGTATTCAAAGTGCTTGTCAATAGAGACTTGTACTTCGCCTTCAGTGTTCGCTTGAATAGTTACGGCAGTCTTAGCTGCTTTAGCGTGTGCATCACCACGGACAGGCTTAGGCACATGGATAGTGTCGCCTTTCTTGCCAGCCATAGACATCTTCTTGACAAGATTTGCCAAGACGAGGTTCTTTTGGTATGCAGCAATAATCTCATCACTCCAGATTTCTGGAATGAAAGTTGCCGCAGCGGTGTTGTCGGTAAACCCGCCAGTTGCGGGATATGTAGAATCAGTCATTTAATATCTCCTCAGATATACTATTTGACCCGTTTCTCAGCATACGCTCTCATTATTTCATCTTGTAGAGCGGCATACCTATGAGGGTCATCTTTCATAAGTCTAATAATGTCTGCGCGTCTATAGATCTTCTTAGGGCTTGATTCAGAGCTACCACTAGCACTACCTGTACTAGCTGACTTTACTGCTTGCTTACGGCTTTGTTTTTCAACATTAGCTGCTTGACCAATCATCTGTTGACGTTCTTTCCAAAGACTGAAAAGTTCGTCAGCAGCTTCATAATCATACTGCTTATCTGCCGCTAAAAAGAGCTTAGTCCTGATTTTAGATGCTTCAATCCACTCTACAAATTTAGTATCCTGTAAGATACTTTCCATGTCAGGGTGATTAGCCTTCAGTGCTGACAATGCTGTTTGCATCTTGTACTGTTGACTAACTGATTCAGCTTCCTTAATCTTAGGGTGATTCTGGATAACCTGTGCTACTGCCTTTTTAGGGTCAGTAAAGAAGTCTATTTCTTCGACTTGTTCTTGTTGTTCGGGTGCCGGTGGAGAGTTATGTGTGGATATATATGTATCAACAACCTTACGTAGTTCACCTACTTCAGAACTTTGACGCCCTAGTAGCTTTTCAGCTTCTTGGTGCATCTGTACAAGTTCCTTAGCAGACTTGCCTTGGTATTTCTCAGGAATCTCAGGTTCATTAGTGGTTGCCTGTTCTTCCTCTTGAGGCTGCTCTTGTTCAGCAAAAACGTCCTCTTGTGACGGTTGCTGCTCCTCACGCTCAATTATTTTAGCCATTATTAAACTCCGTACTTATAGTATTGTGGAGGGATTAAAAAAAGGGTTCTAGCTAGGAACTTTGCTTTTTCTCGTATTGGATGTGACTCGCTCTAGCCTTAGCCCAACGCCTAGTGGCGTCAGGAAAGTCTCCGCTGATAGGGTCTAGTTTAGACCTTACAGGCGAGATAATCCGTTCAGCACTGTAGCCACACTCGCACCTTACAGTGTGTTGGTCTACAGGTACTAATGCTTCAAATACATGCCCATCAAGACACTTAAAGTCGTACAGTCTATACATTAGGACTCAAGGTCTAATTCTTCTTGTACAGGCTCTTTAGCTTCCTGTTCAGCGTTTTGTATTTGAGCTTCTAGGTTAAAAACAGTAGCGAGTATTGCAAGTTGTCCTTTACGGAAATGCAAGTTATCGTTATCTGTTGTGAACTCTACTGAATTAATCTGTGCTACATTTTGGCCTAAATCGTCTATAAGTTGTTTCCAACCTTCTGAACGAAACATCTCAAAATAATTAGCAAAGTAAACTTCAAGTTCTTTAGTCATCTTATGTATTCCCTTAATAAGTTAAGATACAAGATGTATATTATAGCATACTTTTGACAAAATGTCAAGTATTATTTTACATTTTTCTACCAGCAGGCTTGCGAGCAGGTTTGCGTTGCATTGCTTTTTTCTTCTTAGGTGGTCGGCCTACTTTGCTTCCGTAAGTTCCTTTACCGTATGGCATATCATTTTTCCTTTGTTTTAGGTGGGTCTCTAAGTAATAGTTTAGTCCCTACGTCAGCCATAGGAACTAATCTAGGTTCGCAGTAAGCATCAAAGTGTCTAGTCTTAGGCATGACAAGGGCATGTTTAGTGACATTCTGATGTACTAATGCTGTCTTATATTCCAGACAGCTTGTAAGTTCTCTAAAAGCAAGCTCTAGTCTAGGCTCACCTTGTTCCAGTATAATTAATACAAAGATGAGCATGGTGTCCATTAAAGTCTTCTTTTTTGTTTAACAGCCTGTGTTTTTATAGCTGTTGGTTTTCGTAAGTCCCAAGTTAGGATTATTAACTTGGTGTCCCATGCTGTGCCAAGGATTCTTGGGCCTTGATTTCGCACATACACCTCCGCTCCGTATCCGCATTTCCCTTTGTTGAACAACAACCATTTCTTTGCGACCCTGTGTCGCTCTGCTGGTGGTTGCACATAGCGTAACATGCGGTATTCACGCATGTCGCAGAGCAGAGTGGGGTTTCTTGGGTCATATTCTATTTGGCTAGGAGAGCTTGTACGAGAGCTTGTATCTGCTCGTTGGTCTTCTCTTGAATCTTCTCCTGACGGGCCAAGGAGTTGACTATTGCTTCCACCTTCTGCTCCGTCACTGCCTGTGCCTGTCCGTTGGCTTGGGCTTTTTTTGCGGCTTCCTCCGCTATGGTAGCAATACGATCTCTGTCCTCACTAGCGTGGGCTGTATTGGCCTGTAGTACACCCCAAGCAACTGCTAAGCTAACAGCGGCAGCAGCTAGGGGTAAGGCCCACTGTGGGACTCTAATTGAGTTCTCAGACATTATTTTTCCTTGTTATACTGCCCGTAAGTTACCGGACTTTTTTTTGTTTACTACTTTTGCGCTAGTTTCTAAAATAAAAGCAGAGTGTTGTTTAATCATTTCCAGAATCTCTAACTGTATGTCAGGGTGTTGTGCTTCGATTAAAGAACCGCCTAAGTACGAGATTGTCTCTGAGTTGAGACGCAAAGCACTTGTTTCAGGGTCATCGAACACAGGTATAAACTCAGATTCTATCATAATCAGTCCTTATTTTTTTCTTGACTTATCCCCTGAACATTTCCAACGCTTGCGCGATAGGTTGTTTGGAGTATTAGGATCGTTTTGTTTTTTCTTAGGTAATCTTTTTTTGATACCTAAACTTCTAGCACAATAACTATCCCCTTTGCTAGTTCCGGGCTTGACTCTAGGGCCACCACCTTTTGCTTTACCAGCCTGTCCATAGGAGACTTTCTTACCGCTAGAGGTTATCTTTACTTTTGCTTTTCCTCGCCTTGGTGTTGCCATCAAGCAGCCTCTTGTTTAGTCTTGCGCGTCTGCGCTGGCCTTTTCGTTTCATTCTTGGATTCTAGTTCCTTAATCTTGTTTTCAAGTTCTTCAAACTTGGCATTAATTTGGTTTATAGCATCTTGGAACTGTGCTGAAGTAATTACCATTTTACTGTCCTTGCCGTTGCTGCTGTCCGATCTTGAGGTCAATCTCTTTCTCTTTCAACATGGTTTGTGCCATCTTCAGCCTACGTTCAAACTCCTTATCGTCTTGGTCGCCTGCCTGTAGATTGGTTGTGATAGCTTTAATCCTGTCAATCTCTAGCTCCTGTGGTGCCAACTGAGTCTCTACAGCCATCTTCTGTGCTCTAGCTTGTGATTCAGTAGCTTGACCGTTCAACGCTGCTGTCTGAGACTGCTGGAAGGCAAGTTGTGCCTGTTGTGCAGCCTGAGCCAACTGTTGTTGCTCTGGAGTAGGTTGCGATTGCTGTGCTGCCTGTTGTAAACGAGCAGTTAGTTCTTCGCGGTTTGACAGATTCATGTTGTCAATTATGGACTCTATAAGTGTGTTGTACAGAGGTGAGTCCTGTGACATTGTTTGCAAGAGTTGTACAAGCTGTGTAACTTCGTACTCACGAGCAATGATGCCTAGAGTAGACGCTGCATTGAACTTGTAGTCAGCAACGGGATAGTTATCAGGATCAAACTGCATGTAACGACACGCTGCCTTCTTGACAAACGGAACCAAGAAACAATCTTGGAAGTTGACTAATGTACGCTTGTGACGCTTAATGATAGCACCAAGAGACATACTAATACCAGCAGCAGTCGCATCACCATTGATACTCCCCGGAATGCCAGCGGAGTCTATAGCCCCTGTTGACATCTGAACCATACGCTGTAGTGCGTTAGCTTGCTCAAATGTAATCTGGCTTACTTGTCCAAAGTTAAAAGGTTGTAATACTTGTCGTGGGTCGCCGTTGGTTAGAATAATCTTACCCGGACGAACTTGTGGCCTAGACCCTCTAGGAAGCCGTGTGGCGTCCATAGCGAGCATTGGGTGTACAGTAAGGGATAAGGCATCAATACGTGCGCGAAGCTCTGTATCAAGCGCCTTTTGGCTGTTATAGCCCTTCTCACAAACACCACGACCCCAGAACCGACCCGGAACAACATCCCAAGGGAAAGCTACGATAGGGCGGTCTTGCATCATGTAAGGGTTTTCTTCAGCTTTCAGTAGTATACCACCGTTAGCAATAACAATAATTGCTTCTACGTAGTAGCTCTGATTAGCTTCTTCTTCTTCCTCACCTTCAGGAGTCAAAGACTGTACTTCAGCAATGTCCTCATCATCCTCAAGCAGTGCTTCCTGCTCAGTCTTCATCAGAAGATGACGAGGTACTTTACCATAGTATTTAGTAAGACGTACTTTGTCCTCATCGTAACTAGCTAACTCTTGGTCAGGCTCTAGTTCGTAGTCAGACGCAGCATTACCTACATATACGTCCCTATAGACGCCAGCTTCCTGTAGCTCCTCTACAAGATGCCTAGAGACAAACTCATCAACCGCACAGCCTAGCGCACTTTCTACATTAGTGGCTATGGGGTCAATGAGAAAGTTTTGAGGAAGGACGGGTCGCAGTTTGACCACTGTACGGTCAGTCACATTAACGCCTACTGCTGTCAACTCACCACCCATGATGGGCTGAGTAGCGGGTGCCATCTCTTTGACTTCCTCAAGCACTACCTCTGCAACTCCTGTGCCGAATACGGCTGAGTTGATAAGGCACTCTCCTACAGACTGTCTTAGCTTTGTTTTTTCAAAGTCAGCGTGGAGTTTGGTTCTCAGGTATACAATATCCTGACTATCTTGGTCATCCATGTCATCAGAGATTGTAAAATAAGTCCCACGACCAAACGTGGCTTCCTCAATCTCAGCAACACTAGATTCTACAGCCTGCTGCAATGCAGGGCTGATAATTCGGCTACGCTCACTCTCGCGGTCTGAGTCCTGTGATGCCCAGATACCACGCCAGAGTCTATAGTATTCTTCGTACTTGGCTGCATAGTTAGCTTCGTAATGGTCACGCCAAGTGTTACATTTGTCTATTACCCAATCTTCAACACGCTGCTCAGTGGCAAGGGTGTCATTGTCACCGTATTCCATTACTTTTTCCTTGGCTTTTTAGCTGTCTTAGCTGCCTGTTTGAAGGCTTTGGCAGTCGGTGCGCCTTTAGAACCGGGCTTACGCATTGTTTCACCAGACCCTCTGGCAATACGCTTGCGTTTAGCGTTTATGTTTGAGTAAAGTCCTCTTTTAGCCATCTTAGTACCCCGTTACTGTGTCCAAAACTTCATGATCATCTATTTCAAAGTCGTATGTGTACGCTATCTTAGCCAACTGGTCTATGTAAGCTAAAGCGTCCACAAGGTCATCATGTGTCAATGGGTCAGGGAATTGGAACAACTGGTCTAGGAATCTACTGTTCCACTCACCTTTGCTTAGGGTTATGAACCCATTTTCAAACCTGCCCTGTAGCGCCCACATGACCCTATCAGTCTTCTTTTTGTTCCCGTGGGTCAACTCATCAACCCTAAAGAACATGCCGTATCGTTTCATCATGTCCGTCAAGGGGGACATAACAGCCTGTCTAGCGATACCTTTCTCTATCCCTATTCCAACTGGCCTGTAGTCCCTGACAACCTCAAAGATCTTTCTGGCTGTCTCAGACAACTCCCAGCGACCATGTACTATGTTTTCCACATGCCAATGCCCATTGTCATTGACCCTTACTACTGCTATGGCTGTCTCGTCTAGTTTAGTGTTCTTGGTTCGTTGCTTATTGACTTCCTCAAAACCAGCTAAGTCAATGGCTATGTAGTAGTCACCTTCAGTTGGAGACTCACCGAACTTAACCCACTCCTCCTTAAACATCTCAGAACCTCTGGCTTCAAAAGACGCCATAAATTCCTGTCTAAACGCATAGCTTGACATACTCTTTTTAGCTACGTTAATCTCATCTGGGTCTAACAGTGGATTATCATAGCTTGTAAAGTGCCACGCTTTGTACGTTGGGTCATCACCTAACTCAGCGTACTGGTACAACTCATAAAAGTGATTACGTCCCATTGGCGTACCAATGAACAACGCATCTCCCTTTTGGTCAGCTAAGGCTGGCCTAAGAATCTGCTCAAATACTTCAGGCTTCATGTCTGCGTATTCGTCCATCACCAGAAACTTCAAGGACACACCTCGCATAGTCTCTGGCCTATCTGCTCCTTTCAATGATATAGTTGCACCATTGATGAGCTTAATCTGTAAATTGTTAATGTGACTAGACACTATCACTGGATTACCCAACTCTAGTATAGTCTGCCACATGATGTCTCTAGCCTGCCCCTGTGTAGGTGCAACATAGAAGACATGCCCTTTGCCAGCACTTAATGCCCTGACAATCAGCAGCCACGCCGCTAGTCTTGACTTACCTGTACGTCTACCCGCAGCGACAATCTTAAACCTTGTATCGTCATTCCATACGTCCTGCTGCCAAGGGAGTAGCTCTATGTTTAGGTCAGTCATTACTTTTCAGTAGTATTATAACGTCTACCTTCCCAAGTAAATGTTTTATTTCCTTTACGCTTAGCTGCTCGTTGTGCTTCTCTAAATGACTTAGCTGATTCAGTAGTTTTTCTATAAGTAGGATAGTCAGCAGCATTAACACGACCATTTTTAGACCGTGTTTGAGGCTTAGCTTTAGGCTTTGGCTTGTCTTTAGTACCGTTACCGTTGTTGCCTGCTTTACCTAAAGCGTAGCCACCTACTGCTCCCGCACCTAATGCTTTTCTTCCAGTGTCTCTAGTAGCCCTTTGGCTTTTTGTAACAGGAGCAATTTTTTTCTGTCCAGAAGTAGGTTTAGAGGTTAAATCCTTAGCGTGTTTTTTAGCTTCATCTACAGCTTTTTTACCAAACTCTTTAGTGGCTTTTTGGACACCTTTCTGTGCTATGAATCTAAGTATTGTTGCTATTATCGCTGGTGCAGGCATTAGTTTTTCCTTGTTAAATCCTTAAAGTTCCCATAACCCATTAGTAAGACCACACAACAGACTCAGAGTCTCTAGTGTCCACATGCACAAATGTCTTAGCGACACCTATACCGTTAAATCCCATAATCATAGCAGCCTTAATAATCTTATGACGCTGAGCGCCACCATTGACCCTAATGTCAGCAGCTATACCTTGACTATGTGTTCCCGGTCTAGTCTTCTTAGCTTCTATGGAATGCTTAGGAGACCTATAGCCACTGTTGATTACAAAGGGAAAACCACATGCTTCCCTTAGCTCATCCAGTTTCTTGACAAACTCAGGGTCTATCTTATTCTCACCAGTTTCTTCACAATCAAAGTCTTCTATCTTGAAGTATTTATATGTCACTTTCTGTGAATTCTCCTTCAATGGCATTGTCTTCACCTCCATCTCCGCTGGAGCTACTTGGGTCAGAGACAGTAGTGGAAACTTGATTAACACCTGAGATAGTAATTGACACAGCTTGTCTACCACCAGCAGAATCCTTTTCAAAATAACTTAAAGGTAACATTCTATCCATAACCAGTTTCCATGCTGCTGCTTGGTTTTTATGGTCATCGTTAAGAGCAGCATTAAAGATACTATCCAGAACCTTGTTAGATTTAGGTGAAGCAAGCATTCTAGCCTTATATTCATTAATAATACTAGCGTCACCTTTAGGACGCCCAACTTTACCTCTGTTCCCAGCGGTTTTAGCGACTACTTCTCCTTTCTTTGGTCTCCCTCTTTTTCTTTTAGGTTGATCCATAAAGTATTTACCTTAGTTCCTAAGAATACTTTTTGATTATAACATACTTTTGTCTAAAAGTCAAGGATTATTTTGTATTTTTATAAAATAAATGACTCCTTTTAGTGGTCTTTTGGTAAATTTGAGTTTTCTTTTGAATACAAAAGGTTAGTGGATACTAACTATTGGTCAATTTAACCTAATTTTGGCTTATTTTGTATGTCAGCGGGTACTATAATAATTGCACATAGCGTCAGCAGCCCCCCGTGCCTCATGTTTACCCCAGTGCCTATAGTTGGCATGAGACTTGCATAGGGAAACTTGGCACGCTTATTGCACCCAGGTTAACATTGGCACACTTATTGCACTCAGGTATTCTCTGGCACGTTTATTGCACACTGGCGTAGCCCGAGACAACAAAAGACAACATGAGAAAACCCAAGAATGAAAGTCGCCATAGTACCCTTAAGACCCCCAAGCATATCCAAGAACCTATTGCATCCATCAATAAAGCATAACAAATAAAGTTTATAGACAAAATTAGTCTAGCTTTCTTTGCCTGTGTCCATATAATGGGACGCACAACACAACAAAACAAAGGCAAAACAAAATGACTAACGCACGAGACATCATTGTAGAATTAAGACACGACAAAGGTATGGAGTTCGCCAGACTAGAACTAGAACAATGGGAAGTTAAACTGGACGTAGCTAGGGAATACAACAAGCTATCCAGAGCAATAGAGCTAATTATGGACATACCTGTAGACACAGAGTATGACTTACCAGAGACGCTAGAGACTCTGCAACAGTGGTACATTGAAACAGGACTAGAGCATTTTTTTAAGGCTGAGGCGACTATCAACAACATACCCGTAAAGCCAGTAGTTAAACTGCAAGGGTTATATTTTGATGATCTTCACCGGAACTTTAAATAGCGGCCTAGTGTTCTATAGTTGCCCATTGTTCGCAGTGGGCAACAGTGGCAACACTACCAAAAACCAAAACAAGGAAGTAAAAACAACGACAAACCAAGAAACCCACAAAGGCTGGACTAACTTTGAAACATGGCAGGCCGCCTTGTGGTTAGACAGTGAAGACGTTATCGAATGGTTACGGCAGGATGACAACTTAACAGTCGAAGCACTGACCGCCGAATTGGAAAATCAAATTAAACTTTACGA